GGATATGTCACATGCGCATGACGACCATTGTGACGCGTTCACGATGGCTGTAAGTTTATACAAAGACGCTGGCGGAAATGTCAGTTTGTAGGTGGTAAGATGTCGCGATCTCGTTTGTCTTTGGGATTTTCCCGCCGTCCCCATAGAACCCGGACGAACAATACGCTCGTCACCGGGTCTAGCGGCGCAGGTACGACGAATGACAGGGGAGCGACTCAGGTCACGGGATTCACGTCTCTCTCCCCGTACTACAATAATAACTTTCTCGCTCGGTACCAGACGTATGTAAACCTTTATGAGACGTCATGGGAAGTGCGAAAGATCATTGACATTCCGGTGGACGACGCTATGCGAAAGCCCACCATTCGAGAAGGACTGTCTCCCGAAGACGAGCTGATGATTGCGAGGGCGTGGGAAGACCTTGGTGTTGAACGCCAGTTGCGTCGTGCCATGAAGCAGGAACGCTTGCTTGGTGGTTCAGTCATCCTTGGTGTCATGCTGCTCCAAGACGGAGAAAAGCTCAGCGAGCCCCTGAATCAGCAGAACCTGATGAAGGGAGACCTTAAAGCCCTCAACGTGATCGACCTTTCCAAGCTGTCCCGCTCTCGCGTCACTTGGGATCCGTTTCAGCCCGACTACGATAGGGTGGACAGCCTCAACATTGATGGAATAGAGGTAGACGCCTCTCGAATGGTCGTGCTTGACGGCAATGCGCTCTTCGGAAGGAACAGCCAACGTCTCATGCAGAACTTCAGGTACAATCCTTTGGGGTTCGGCGAGAGTAAGATTGCCCCGCTCTATGACGTCCTTTGCAGGTCGTTGGGCACTCAGCAAGCGGCCTATCAGCTTGTGAACATGGCTTCGGCTATCATCCTTTCGGTTGAGAATCTGCGTAATATCAAAGCGTTGGATTCGGGTGCGGAAGGTAAGTTGCAGGAAGTAGCTCGCCAGCTTTCGGTCTACAATGCCGCATTGGTGGACGGCAAGGATGTCAAGGTGGAGTCGCTCTCGGCTTCATTTGGCTCTGTACCTGAGCTTCTCGTCACCTATACGCAGTTCCTTGCGGCGGCGTCTGACATACCGATTACTCGGTTCTTGGGTTCGTCGGCAGGTGGCCTGAATGCGACTGGTGAAGGCGACTCGCGCAACTATTATGACATGGTCGACTCGATCATAAACAACACGCGGAAACCCGCTGAACAACGTTGTTTGGATTGGATTGGCCCGAGTGTGTTTGGCTATGAAGAATGGAAACGCAAGTCAGCCAACCTTGTTCTCTCGTATGAGCCCCTTTGGAACCTTGACGCGGTTCAGCAAGCGACTCGTGATGAGATTATTACTCGCACTGTGGTCTCTATGTATCAGGCTGGGTTTATTTCAGCTGAAACAGCAGTGAACGAACTGAACGCTAGAGAGATCTATGAGACCAAGCTCAAGGCTGAAGAGGCGTTGTTAGGCTCTGACCTTGATACTGGGGATTTGCTGGAGGGCAAGGATGCCTATTCAAGTCGCGGGTTCACCCCGGCGGGGACGACCCAACAGACCAATCCGAGCTAGTGGAGTAGGCGGCTCTGTACGGCAAGCTCGTCAGTTATACGCTGAGTTGCAGAAGCTCGTTGGGCCTATGGTTGATGATCTCATGAGCATGGTTCCATGGCTTGAGTCAAGACCCGGCCCGGCGGCAGCCGCTTATGCGCTTCAAAGCAACAAAGAGAAATGGAGACGAGTCTTAGGGCCTTCCATACGAGGCATAGCCGGACGTTGGGTTCACGCTGTTTCAGAGCGTGATAGACTGAAACTCCAAGCGAGCTTGGCTAAAGCTCTTGGGGTACCTTTCGTTTCCATCTTTGACAATGACGCCATAAGGGAGACCGCTGAGCTCATGGGAGCTCAAGCTGTTCACCTCATCACCACCGTTCCTGAGATCTATTACGATAAGATCCAGGAAGCTGTGATGAAGACATACCAGCAAGAGCGATTGCCTGAAGGCCGCGGTCTTATTGCTGAGATCCAAGAGCTTACGAAAATAACGTATGAGCGAGCCAAGCTGATAGCAGTAGACCAGACTAACAAAATGCACGGCATGGTCACTCAGACGCGACAAACGTCAATCGGAATAGAAGAGTACTACTGGCAAACGGCAAGGGATCAGCGAGTCGTTGGCGACCCTACTGGTCTGTATCCGAAGCCGACAAAACTGCATGGAAATCATTACATTCGTCAGGGCAAGATCTTTCGTTGGGATGAGCCTCCAGACGATGGACATCCGGGCTGGCCTATCCGGTGTAGGTGCCATGCCAATCCCAAGATTGACTACAGCAAGTTGAAACTGCAATGAAAAGAGTAGCCTTCTCCAACGCCTTTAATGCTGACTTCAAAGAAGAAAAGCATAAAAGAGATAAAGACGGAAAGTTCTCCAAGTCCGATTCCGGAGGGAGCAGCTCAAAGTCGAAAGGCGGAGCTTCGTCTAAGAAGGAAGCCAAGACGGAGCCTTCTAAGGCCATTCCGCCCATAAGCGACGACGTTTCATTGGATCACATCAACAGCCTGATGGAATATACTGGCAACTCCTTTTCAGTCAACGACGGACTGCGAAAAGGTAAGCTCAGTGAAAAGGACAAGAAGGTCGTAAGGCACTTGGACGAGGTAATTGCCTCTTCCAAACCTACCACGGCAGATACTACGGTTTACCGGGGCATATCTGCAGATTCTGATTTTGCCAAGAAGTTGGCGTCAGCTAAGGTAGGGGACACGTTCAACGATAAGGCGTTCATGTCCACCAGTATTGATAAGAACAAGGCTAAAGAGTACGCGCAAGACGCCGCTAACGGAGAACCTAAGAAGGGCGGCGTGGTATTGGAGATTAATGTTCCTAAGGGAACCAAGACCGCTAATCTGTCTGGTGAGGCGGACATAAACTCCAACAATGAAGTTATCTTGGGTCGGGATTCGAATATCAAGGTCTCTTCGGTGACCAAGAAGGGAGGAGAGACGTATGTCACGGTTGATCTTGTAAAGGCTCAACCTGCTCCCAAAAGCGAACCCAAGGGATCGCCTCCCGAACCCGTGAGTAAGGTATACCGCAAGCAAGTTGAGACGCTGATTAAGTCAGACGCTAAAGAAGCGAAGACATTGGAATCCTTGTACTCAAAGCTCTTGTCTGCCAAAACTGCTGAAGAGCAGTCTAAGCTCAAGGGTGAAGTGAACAAGGTTGTTAAGAAAATAAAAGGACTCAACATACGTCCACTCAACTTGCGAGGCTAACGTCATGCGGTATTCTAACAGATATAAGTTCCAGAACTGGAGAATCGACTCCGATGGTATGCTTAGGGTTACGGCTAGAGTTTTGGCTGATGGGGTTTTTCCCTATCTCAAAGCCGAGTCGCCTGATGATGCCAAGGAAAACACTGAAGGGCTCGTGGGGCAGTACATCCCCGTAAAAGAGTTCACTGATGAAGCTCTCCAGTCATTGGAAGGCAAGCCTGTTATCGTCGAAGATCATGT